TGGATGCAATTTAACCCATGGAATTAAAGATTCTTCTGGAACCACACCTTGTGGAAATATTCCTGCAATTAAATAATCTATCATTGCATCCGAAAAGTGATGATATTCATTAGCATCTCTTTCTTTCAAAGTTTTTATCATACCATTGGTGGTTTCAACTCCATTAAAAGCCAATGCATTTTTCTTTCTTAAATAATATTCTTTAAATTCTGTAAATACTTTTGCAGTTTCTTCACCATTTTTTGCTCCTTTTTTGCCACCAATTCTACCATCCAAATTTAAATCCATTGCAGCTGGGTGATATGATGATTGGATATATTCGTCATTGAGTGTTAGTTTATTTTTTCTACCCAACGCTCTTCCTAAATTTAATCCAGCCTGTAATGCTTCTTGTTTTGCACTTCGTAAATCTCCCTGAATTGCTGACCTTGCAGCTCCACCTAATATTTCAGCTCCTGGTTTAAAGACTGTTTTTACATAATATGGTTTATTGGCTTCTATATCTACTTCTCCTCTAGATGCATTTTGCGGTTGCAATAATGTCATACTTATTGGAGGAGGTAAAGTTTTCGCCTTAAATATAGTATCTGGTATTCTAATTCTTTGTTTTAGTATCGAACCTGCTAATGCAACCGTCTGTTTTAGTATTTCTCCACCAATTGTATTGGATTGGAATTTTTCAGTAAATATTGTTGTTCTATATGGATTTATAACACCTCTAGTATCAATTATTAATCTATCAGCTTTATCAAATACATTTTGTATATCTAATGGATTTTTTAATGATTTTTTTAAAACTTTTTCTAAAGATGTATCTCTTGATTCATATTTACCAACATCCGAATTCAATGAGTCCGTATCGTTAATAGGCAAGTAAGTAGTATCACCATAGGCTACTACTTTGTCTTTCTTTGCTCTATCTAATAATTCTAATAATGATGGCATCTAATTCTTTTGATTTATAATAAATATCCGTTTATGTTATTTAAATTTAGTCTGGAACATAAATTGCTCTACGAGCTCTTACATTGTCTCGAAGTGTACTATTGATACTACGTGAATCTAAAAATACCTGAGTGCCACCCGTTGATGCTGCTGACCATGTTTGTAATAATGCAAATATTTGCATCATAGTATTTGCAGATACTTCCGCATTTACATCAAATACCGGTGTAGAACTTATTTTAGCTGCCGTTACAACTGGTGTAGGAGTTGAAGATGAAGTTGTACCAGTAGTATTTGCAGCAGTTGTAACACTTGTTAATGCGGTTTTTGTCATATCGGTTATCGATTTACCGGCATCACCCATTATTTTATTATTTGCAGTCTTTGACTTATTCATTGCATCGGTTGCCTGTCTTTCAATATCGTCTAATGATGACATCGAAGTATTTGCAATTGCTTGTGTTGTTTGTAAAGAATTTGCAGTTACTTGGTCTGCTATTGAAACATTTGTTTTTATCAAACCGGATTGAACCGCTTTTTGGAAATTCTTTACCTCATCTTCTAGTCCACCGGATGATAAAAACTGCATATTACTTGCTACCCAATTAGCTAATTTTTGATTACTCTCACTACCAACTCCAATTTGCTGACCTGTAGCAGAACGATATGCCGACCTAAACTTTTCTAATTCCGATATATCAATACCTTCCAATGACAAACCTAATGCGTCTGTGCCTTTTTGTATTATTCCACCCGTTAAATAATCCACTGCATTTACAAATTCTGCACCAATACCGGCCACTACATTACCGGTAGTTTGCCATCCACCTCCTTTACCACCACGTTGTGCTTCATTACTTCCAACATTATACATCCCCTTTCCTAATGACCAAAAACCAGCTGCTCCTGCCGCAAAAGTTCCTGCACTTGCAGCAGTTATTCCACCTGCACCACCTGCAACACTACTTATGCCTCCTCCTGAAATCATCTTCCAAGCTCCACTTAAAATTTGTGGTAAAAATGATGCCAAACCACCAACCAAACCACTCATTAACATTCCAGGAAGTTCTGTTCCCAATGTTCTTAAAAAAGCTAAATTAGCTTTAAGTTGCAAATAATCATTATCAATCATCACATCATTTAATGACTTTTGATTTTGAATTTGTTGTTGTGCAATTGAAGCTTGTGCTTGTATTGCTGCAGCGTTCATAGTCTTTGTTTCAGCTATACTATATTCAATATTTAATCTTTGATTATTGGTTTGTTCTAAACTAGCTTTTACAACTGCTCTTGATGATTTATCTATTCCCGCATCTAAATCTTTTGTGTTTTTAGCTATTTCACCATACTGACCTTTACCAGCTTTTGCAATTTCTTCAAAATCCATTCCACCCAATGCATTGGATATTGCATCTTTGCTAAAGAAATCTAATGAAGATAAATCTATTCCACCCAATTCATCTTGTAAAGCTTTTACTGCACCAGGTATATCCGATGATGCAAATTTAGCTCTTACTTCCGAAAGATTTATAGATTTTCCAAGCATTGCAGATAATTCCATTTCGGCTTTGATACTATCTTTATAGTTCAATACCATATTTCTACCTGCAGTAGCTATTTTATTAAAATTACCACCCATTGCTTTTACAGCAATCACTTGTTTTTGTAATTCTTTACCTGACCTGAAATTATATTGTGCAATTTCTTTTGTAGAATCTGCCATATCTCTCATCACATCACCAGGATTCAATCCCATCATCACTGCCATTTGACGGGTTCCTTCCAACATATTTAATGCAGATTCAGCATTTGAATTATCAACTATACGGAAATTAGCCGCCAAATCAGTTGCTTGGTCTGCACCTATTCCCATATATTTTGAGAATACTGCAACTTCTTTACCCAATCTTTGTGAACTATCAGCTCCTGCTCCTAAATTACCGGCTACACTTAAACTACCTTCAGCTATATCTTTTGCACTAAAACCGGCTTTAGCCAACATTGCGGCTGCTTTTGTGCCTAATTGAGTCAATGCTTCTCCAAAAAATGCATTTCTCATTTCTTGTTTAAAATCAGAAGCAGCGGTTGCCATTTGAGCTCCGAATTGAACACCCGCTTCTTGTATTGCAAAACTTGCTGAATTTTGTGCCTTTTTAAGTGCTATTTCATTTTCAACAATCTGGTCCTTCATATTGAAAGATGCAACTTTTCCAAAATAATCACCCATCATACCTTGTTTGTATGCAAGATATGTAGCTGCACCTGCTAATGCACCAATTGCAGCTTTTATACCGGCTCCACCATTACCTAACGATTTGAATACACTACCAATCTCACTTGCCAATGGGACAGAACCTTCCATATTACTTAGGAATGATTCCATGAACCCATCTGCTTTTTGTATATTTTTGGTAAAATCCATAGCACCATCGGCAGTTGCTTCTAATGATTTTTGAATTTGTTTACCAGATTCGGAAGTTGCTTCAAATCCGTCAACTGTTTTTGCATAATTTTTAGCTGCAGCTTCGGAGTATTTATTATATTGTTGTTCATTAATTACTTTATTTTTAAGTAATTTTCCTAATCTCTTTTCTTCATTAAAGAATTTATTCTTTGCCGAATTTACTTTTTTAATGTATTTAACTTCATTTATTGTTAAATCATTTTGTTTACCAAGTGTAGTTGCAATACTTTGGCTACTTGCTTTAATAGTTTCTGCAAATTTTGAAAAAGTTTTATATCCTTTATTATTTTTATCAATTCCCTGGCCAATACTTTTAACCGATTCATCAATATCCGACATGTCCTCAAACAAATCTTTAGCTTCTTTTCTAGCCTCTAAAAGAGCCTCAGCCATTTTTTCGGAATTTTTTGCTGCTTTATCATCAACAATTGGTGGAGGAGCATTGGTAGCCTGTGCAGGTGGCTTGGGTGCGGCCTGTTTTTGTTTACTCTTTAAATTGTTATTCTTAGGGGTTTTGCCTTTTGCCATTACTTAAATTAGTTTAAATCGGAAAAGTCAATATCTTTGAATTTGGAATTATATTTGTTCAATTTATCAGTAGAAGCATTTATTCTAGAATTTATATCATCAAATGCTTTCCATACATCTTCGTCTGAATTTTTTATTTTATTCAAAAACGCAGTTTCTTTATTTTTAGATTTTGCTGTAAAAAATAAATTAAGTAATTTAGAAAATACATTTATTTCAACTAATTTTTGCTTCGCCATATTCCATGTTTGTATATAAATATAAATCAATACTATTTTCGTCTAGCTTTAGAGGCCGATGTTCTTGTTTTATTTGCTTGCTCTATTTGTTCAGTTTCTGTTTTTTTACTTCTAACTAATTCATTCCAATAAAATTCTCTTAATTTGATGGACATATAATATACGTCATTCCATGTGAATCCACCATTGGAATTGTATATCATTTGAAAAATCTTTTGATGTAAAGCTATACTATAATCAGTCGATAGGGTAAAAAAAGTCAACCCCAAAAGGGATTCTGAGAGCCTCCTCCTCACCACTAGCAGTTGTATATTTGAATGTTAAATTCAAATCCGGAGTTATTGAATTTGCATATTTTCTAAGTGCTTTAGAATCACCTGCTAATAAACCATTTGTAACAAAATTACTTATATGGCCAGTATCTCTAATACCATTTACTTCAACAATTTGTCTCCTATATCTTGCAGTAATTTCACCAGATGTTTTTGTTATTTTTTCAATAGCTTCAACATCCTTACTAATTGCAATTTCATCACCATGTGATAAAAATTTAAATTTAATAGCTGTTTTTGAAATAGGTAAAACAAATTCATATTCGTTTTTTCTATTTAAAATTTCCTTATTTAATTCTTTTGTTTGTATTTTAGAAAGGTCAACTTTAACATGAGTTGGTTCACCTGTTTCCGGGTCATCAACTGTTACATCATATTCTGCACCAAACGCTAACATACGAGATGCTACTAATATTGCATTCTTATCACCTACTAAAATATCATTTATATTAACTCCGGGCTCTACTACGATAGATTCCAACATTTTGTTTATATGTTCGTTTCTTCTTATTAGATTTATAGAAGTTAAAATATCTTCTTCTTTTGCAGTTAATAACTTTATTTCAATACTACCTTTTGATAAAGGATGGTTTTCCGGATAACATAATCCTTCCGATGGAAGTGAAATTATCTCTGTTGCAAATGGGAATGATTTTGGTAATCCTGTTGGATATACGGTTGGTGTGATACCACCTCTTGTAACTTGTTGTTCAATGTTTTGTTCCATAATATATAACTATTGTGTTTATTATATATATTATGTTTTTAAAAAAATAAAAAGGGGATAACATTGCTGCATCCCCTTCTTTTTTATAATTTGTTTATATTAGAATTCTAATATGGCGTAATCGTAACTAATTGTTAATTCGATTGAAACAGGGTCAGTTGTGTTTGACCAATCTAATTCACCGAAGTTAGCTTGAGAAATAAATGCTCCAACTAACGACCACTCTTCTACTACATCACCTACTGGTCCTAATAATTGGAATGTAAGTTGTTTTTTGTAAAAAGCAGAATAACCATCTCTACCTGTCAACGATTCGTGTGATTGTCTAATCCACTCCATTACTTGTTGTGCTCCTGATGGAACGATTGGGTCATAAAGTGTGATTGTTATATCATCCCAAGTTGATTTACCTTTAATCTTTCTCTTTACATTAATATGGTCTAATTCAACTACTTCCGATGTGAAAGTTGGTCTACTTGCTGTTTTGATGATGTAAGATTCGATACCATCAACCGTCATAATAAATCTATTCTGAAGCTTTGGTTCAAACTCTTTGTAAAACATCTTGTCAAATCCTAATATTGTTGGCATCTTTGTTTATATTTTATTGTTCTTTTATAAATATCTATTTTTTAAATTATCCGTTAAAACTTGCGCCAGTTGGTAAAATGTTGAAATCAATTTGAATGAATTCAGCCGTTTTAGTTGGTTGTAAGTAGATAGCTCCTTTAAGGATGTTTCTATCGATTACATCTGGTGTGTTGTTTGAATCGTCCATAATTACTTTGAAAGCGTATAAACCTTGTCTACTTTGGATTCCACTTAAATAAGGGTTTACAATGTTTAAGAATTTAGTTCTGGTTTCTGCAGAATTTTGTTCGAATACTAAATATCTTGATGTAGATGCGATGTATTTTCTAACTGTTAATAATAATCTTCTTACGTTGATTCTATCCAATGCAGATGGTTTATCTTGTAATGTTTTTTGTCCAAATACTACGATACCTTGTCCTGGGAATTGTACAATTGGATTTACTTTACCTTCATATAAATCATCTTTTTCAGATTGAGATAATCTATCTAATACACCAACTGCTCCTACTAATCCACCTCTATTCAAACCTGCTGGTGCGAACCATTCTCCTGCAACGTTGTCGTTTGCTGCGAATACTCCAGGTAATAATACTGATGGTGGAACTGTTATTAATTTATTTGTGTTTAAATCGATTGTTTTAATCCAAGGATAGTAGACTGCTGCGTAGTTTGAATCAACTCCCTGTGCTTGTGTTATAGTTGCTGATAATGATGTTGTTGAGTTACCTGCATCTCCGATAAAGAATGCATCTGCTCTTTGTTCAACCATATCTAATATTGAAGTCCAAACTGAACTATGGTCAGCTCTATTAACATGAGGTGCAATTACCATATTGATATCATACTCATCAGCGTTTGATAATGCTGCAATATGTTTTTGATATGCTGCCTTACCTGCCGTTGTTGCTGGGTCTAAATCCGCTGCATTGTTGTTTGGTGCAAATCCGTCAAAACCTTCTTGGAATGCTACAACAAATTGTCTTTTTGAAACATCAGTTGATACATTTGAAGTTAATGTTAATCCACAAATAGTATCTAATGAGAATATTGCGTTGGAACCATTACCTGCATTTGCTGGAATTGGTTTCATATATACTTTATTATCATCATTATTATCCAAATCAATACCACTTAATTTTGTAGAATCTACTACTGAACCTGTTGAGAATGTTACTCTTGGAACCAAACTTGCGTAAGTTGTTGCAGTTAATGCTTCCGATTGTCCTGCTGCTCTTATTGGTAATTTATATGCTGCGTGGGCAAATGGTACAGCTTGAACTGGTGCTTGTGTATTTAAGTTTGTAATTCTAATATATTTTGAATTATTAACCCAATCTCCAATTTCTGTAATTTTACCAGTTGTTTCGTTGATTGTTCTTTTTCTATCACCAATTACTCTACTAATATAGTTTGGAGAATTAGGGTCTAAATTTACGTTTGCAAATGTTTCAATTATAGTTTTTTTCTTATCAGTATCAGAGAAACTTCTTACTACGACTGTAAATGCACCGAAATCTGTTCCGTTAATTGAACCCGCCGCTTTTACATTTGAAATACCAACTTTTACTTTGGTATTTGCTACATTACCTGCGGTAATTGTTTCAAATTGGAACAAATCGTATCTTGTATTACTAATTAATTGAGATTGAATCATTGGTGTCAATGCCTCACATGCTTCACTATTAAATCTTTGTTCTCCTAAAACAATTGCACTTGCACTTATATTCACACCAAAAGATGATGTAAATGAACCTGTTCCTATTCCGTCTGCACCAGATAATGTGAAAGAACCCGTATTAGCTACAAATGCATTATTTTTAAAATACATATATGCGTACCCTTTTTTAGTACCATATGCAGATGCACCAAATGTAGCTTCTATATCATTTGAATCACTTAAATCCAATGATGTAGTGTATACTCCAAATAAACTTCCAGATAATCCAATATCTCCACTTCCTAATGCACTTGCAGTAACATCAGAAAATCCTACTTGTACACTTGAGGTTGTATTAAATAAAACACCCAAAGATGATGACATTGAACCACTAGATGCGATTAACATTATAGAGCCGGTTTCTATATATCCAGCTTTACCCGCTACTCTACAAATTGTTGCAGTTCCTGCTTCTCTTAAATATGATTGTACTGCTAAAGGTGTGTAATATGTGTCATCTACTGTACCAAACAATGTTTCAAATTCTGCCTGTGAATTTACGATTGTTGGGGTTAAAGGGCCTTCTTTAAAAGGGCCGATGAATGCTGCACCAATTTCACCTACTCCTTGTTGTAAAAATGAAAGGTCGTTTTCTCTTGTGAAAACACCCGGTGATACTAATTTTTCTGCCATTGTATATGCTTTAATTTAAATTTATTAATTCTTAATATAAATATAAAATTTTCAATCAAAACAACAATTCTTATTTGTATGTTGGAGAGAAAAAATCGTATACTTGTCCTACTGTTGCCGCTGATTGTAATGTGTTATAGAATAATACAGGTCCAATTTGTCCGTTCCAGAATGTTGTTCTTGCACTATTACTACCAATTGTTAAAAAGTTTGTAGATGAAGGTGCCGTAAATGCATTTGCGGTAAATGTTCCTACCGATGTTTTATCTACATAAACTGTTACAGTTCCTGATGGTTGGAATGTTGCTGAAATCATATACCAAACGTTTGATGATAATGAAGTCGTTAATTGTCCACTATTTCCCAATGAACTACCATAGAATTTTACTCTATTTAAAGTAGAACTATCGGATGATTCAATTGCCAAACCATAAAAACCTGCGTAGTCAAAAATGTGTCTTGTAGTTGTACCTAATGTTGTAGTTGGTCTTACCCACATATGAATTGTACCAGTATTAGTATTGAATTGAGAAATGCCACCATTGATATTTGTTGTAGTATCTTTATACCAGAATTGATTTGTACCATTTCCTGCCCAATATTTTTCTTTTTTACCTACTCCATTATTATACGATGGGTTGTCACCTGTAATACTTGCTGCGTTTGTAACACCTGCAGGTCTTACACCTGTATTATATCCTGATAGGTCTAACCAGTCTGCCGTTGCGGTACCATCCGTTGATGATGCTTTTCCTGGGTCAACATACATTCTTAATCCAGAAGATGGAATATAAGGTTGAGTTGCTGTTCCTTTGTTGTGAGATATAATACCATTTGCTAAATAAACGTCAAAATTTTCAACATTTAATGTTACAATTTCAACATCTTCATTTACTATTTCTATATTATAAACTTCTATTTCTTGAACACCATTGATATCATCGTATTTAACAATTTTATCAGCAGGTAATATATCTTCTGCTAATTTAAATCTATACTTTTCAATTTCAGCATCCCATACCCAAATAGGATGTGTTCCTGTTGCTTTTATTAAACCATCATTAATTGAAAAATATCCACTTGCAAAGTTAAATACTATATCTGAAACAACTGCTTCTTGATAAGAACCAGCATTAGTTTCCAACATATGAAATCTCCATTCTACATTTTCACTATCAGGTGATTGAGATTCATCTGGTAAATTATTAGGAACCCATGCTTTAATAGTATCTCCAACATTTAAATCTTCAATATTAATTTCCGTATCATTTGTTAATTGTACTTTTGTACCAAATAATAAACAGAAATCAGGTTGGTTAATTGTATTATAAACGTCTACTGCGTATAAAGTTTTAGTAGATGTAACATTATATCCAGTTGCATTTAAATTATATCCGTCAGCATATGTCATTGATAAAACCGATTGAGCTTCAGAGTAGTTTGCAGCTGCAATTGATGCTGGTGTGATTGGAAACGATGGTGATGCTCCTAATGTTGCAGTACCTACTGAAAAATTTGCATTATTAAATGATACTGTATAGTTTTCTGCTACACTTCCAACTCTTGTTCCATGTAAAGCTCCGGCCGAACCAAATGAAAATGTTGCCGCTTCTTCGGTACTTTCTACTATATAAGTGAATGTTGGTTGATTTACAGTTATACTATCTACTGCAAATGATGTAAATGCAGCTTGTGTTCCTGCTGCGGCGTTCATTGCATTCATTGAAACTGCTTGACTGGTTCTTGCCGAACCCTGTGTTGCTCTATATAAATTTCCTAATGATAAATTTGTTCTTGGCATAGTATAAAGTGTTATTCTCCGTTATAAATATCTAAAAGTTTATCTTTCCATTCATCTTTATTGGAAAAGTTTTTAATCATCCAATTCTTAAGTTTTTCAAACTCTGTTTTACGGGTTTCGTAATCATCTTCACATATTTTTTCGTAGGTCTCTCTAAACGATAACGCATCAATCGCTTTGTATTTATAATCAAGTGGTACGTGCCATTTTTCATGTAGTATTGGAAGCTTACCCCAATCCACTGCTTCAAAAATTCCATATCCGAATGGCTCATATTCAAAGCAAGAGTGAGATATTCCCCAATCAAGTGCGTAGAACCTTTCTTTATATTTGTAATCAAACTTGTAAACTTTTGCTTTTTCAAATTTGTATCCATATTTCTTTTTATAATATTTGTTGAATGTTTCTGAATTAGTAGAAATGTATCCACCCAACCCATCCATATATTCAACATTTTTTCTACCTTCAACTCTTGCTGCGTATCCTAATGTAGTTGAGTTTGAAAGTTCTTTGTTTTGTGTAAATGTATAATTATTTGGAATATGATGTAAGTTTTCCGTTTCATATGGAAAATGATACAATCCTACCCAAACTTTATTTTTAATTTTATTTATTAATTCATTTTCGTATTCCCAATTTCCGTACCAATGTAGATATTCATCTTTATCTTGTTGTGCCATTAAAGACACTTTGGTTAAATTGTGAAAAATTATTGAATCAATCTTTTCCAAATTTTGATGAATGGCTCTGGTTGGAGTATAATGACCATGTAATATATGTATACGTCTTGCACCTTCTAATATTTCAATAATTTTATCTTCGGATGTTTCCCAAATATGGTCTATATCGATTGGAAATTCTTCGTAATTTGTAGGTTTATGTCTATGGAAAAGTAGAAGTGGCTTGACTTTTAAATCAGGTGCCACTTCTTTTATCCAATTAGTTACCCATATATCAGCACCGCTATTGAACCAGGGTCCTCCTGCGGTAGTGTAGTAAACATCGTACATTTATTATAAACCTTTTGAATATTATTTAGATTTGCAATTATCGCATTTACATTCGTAATTATCTAAATCCATTCTTAATTTTTCTATTTGTGATTGTTGTTCTTTGATTGCCTCTACCATTAGACCCATCATTTTTGAATAGTCTAATGCTAAGAAACCATCGTCTCTTGTTTTAACTACTTCCGGTAAAACTTCTTGTACTTCTTGTGCTATCAAACCTGTTTTAGGAGTTGATTTTGTTACTTCATTCACATCATCATTCCATTCCCAAGTTACACCATTCAATTTAGTTACTTTTTCTAAAGCGTTTGGAATAGTTTGAATGTTATTCTTATGTCTTTTATCCGAAGTATAGAATGCTGTGATATCACCTGTTGCAGTTATTGCTCCGGTTACTGTTAATGCTCCCGTTGCGGTTGCTCCACTTACTGTTAAAGAAGTTAATGTTCCAACCGATGTTAATGAAGATGCCGTTACACCCGATGCTAATGTTGCTCCTGATAGAGTTCCTGCTGCTGCCGTTACCGTTATTGCTGCCGAACCATCAAAGTTTACACCATTAATTGCTCTTGCAGTTGCTAATGTAGTTGCAGTTGATGCATTACCTGTTAATGCTCCTACAAATGCAGTCGAAGTTACCGATGTTAAACCTGCTAATGTGGTAGAACTTGAACCTAATGAAATTGCGGTTGTACCAATAGTAGTTGAATTATTTGTTAATCCGATTGTTGGAGTTGCTCCTTCACCACTATTATTAGAAAGTGTGATGTTAGTTCCAGCTACTAATGATGCTACATAGTCGCCAGTTGTTTGAGTTGCCAATGCAATATTTCCACTTGCAGAACCTAAACTTACTTGAGATGAACCACTAACTACACCAGTTGGTAAAATAGCAGTTACACTTCCTGCAGTTACTGTTCCAATTGTTGTAATAGAATCATCACCACTATATGTTCCACCTGCTACTGCAGCAAGTGTTGAGTTATATGCTTGTACATCTGAACCAATTGCTACTCCTAAGTTAGTTCTTGCAGTACCTGTATTTGTTAAATCTGATAAATTTGATGCCTTTGCTAATTTACCATCTACTAAAGTATTTAAAGTAGAATCACCAGATGCAAGGGATGCTGATATCTCTAATAAGGTATCAAATGCAGCATTTGCACCACCAATTAAATCGGTAAGTTCTGTTTGAACATATGCTGTTGTTGCAATTTGAGTTGAGTTTGTATTTGCTGCAGCTGTTGGTGCTTCTGGAGTACCTGTAAATGTAGGAGAAGTAAACATTGTTGCTTTACTTTCATTTGTTACGTTTCCTAATGATAAGAAAGTTTTAACATTTGAAGCCGAACCACTTACTACTGCTAATGAATTATTATATGCTAAAACATTATCATCAAAGTTAGTAATTGAATCTGCATTTATTTGAGATGAACCACTTACTATACCTGCTGGGATAGAACTAATACTTGCATATGTTATTTGTGCTGAACTTGAAACTATTCCCGCTGATAAAGTTAATCCGTTTATAGCTCCAGTAGTAGTAATAGAACCAGTTATTTCTAAATTATTTCCAAATACTATACTATTCCCACCTGAACTTAAAAATTTAGCCGTACCATCTTGCATGCTAACATTTCCTTTTACCGAAACTATACCAGTAGTTGGGTCTAATAATACATCACCTCCACCTGAAGATTTTAATTCAATATCTCCATCTACGGTTTGTAATGTAATATTATCAGTACCTAATTCATTAAATTTAATTGATTGACCAGTATCGGTTGTAAATATTAATTCTGTTGCGTTTGATGAAAGTACTTGAGTTCCATCAATATATAATGATGCAGATGATAAATATAAGTCTCTCCATTGTTTACTAGGAGAACCTAAATCAAATACACTATCCGATGAAGGAATAAGTGAAGAACTTAAAGATGCTACAACAGTTACATTATCGGCAGTATTATCACCGATTGTAATGTTACCACCCAATCTTAAATTACCATCAATTTTTGCGTTTCCTGTAATGTCTAATGATGAACCTGAAATACCAGCGAATGAACCCTGACTTCCTGTTCCTGATGCTCCCAATGTAATATCACCGGTTGCTCCACCAATTTGTAATGTTCCCAAGTCTGTATTTACATACGGCTCTCCAAATGCTAACGAACCAGATTTTTGTGCGGTCGTACCACGTCTAAATTTAAGTCCCATTTTAGTTTACTCTTTTTTTTAGTTTAAAGTATAAGAAATTACTTATACCCCTATAAATATCTATTTGTTTTCTAAATCCTTTATTTTTGCTGATAATTCTTTTATTGCTTCAATTAATACTGGTATTAATTTAATATAATCAACTGCTAAATAACCATTATCTCTTTCGGTTACAACTTCAGGTAATACTGATTGAATCTCCTGTGCAATTATACCCAAATCGTTTCCTTTATGAGAATGTATTTCTTCAAATCCGTCTTTCCAATTGTAGGTGTTACCAGTAATTGCTTCAACTTTTGATAATGCGTTTTCTATTGGAACAATATTTTCTTTTAAACGAATATCGGATGAATAGAATGCGGTGATATCTCCCGTCGCTCTAATTTCACCACTAACTCCACTTGCTGCTCCACCAATCCCTAATGAACCAAATTGTACATCGGATGTTGTTGCTACTGCTTGCGCAATTGAAATTGTTGCAGTTGAACCTTCTCCAGGAGTATGTGAAATCGTAACACCGGTACCTTGTGTTAAATCACTCATATAGTTACCAGTTGTATCAACTCCTAATGCTACTGAATTTGCTTGTATTGTTGCAACTCCATTTGTTGTAATTGCAATATCACCACTAATTGTAGTAAATATTGAACCGGAAACTTGAGCAGAACCGGAAACTATTCCAGAAGGTAATATTGATGTAATTTGAGAACTACCACTAATTACTCCCGTAGGTAATAATGGAGTTATTTGAGATGAACCACTTACAATTCCTCTACCATTTGTTTCGTAAGATGAAGTTGCAGCATTTAGATTTGAAATATGACTATTAACACTTGCAGTAAATATATTCATTGAAGATGTGTAACTTCCAATGGTTATATTTTTTTCTTCTTGTGATGATGTAAATGATTGTAAAGAACTAGTTGCCAACATCAATGATGCGGTTATTGTTTGTAGTGCACCGAATTGACCTGCAATTGTTGCTTCACTACCAAATGATGCCGTATATTCTAATTCGTCTAATCTACTATCTACCGATGCACTAAATCCAACTCCTGATGCAGTAAATTGATTATAAAATGCATTCATTGATGCACTAAATGTATTTAAAGATGATGTACTTTCTTCTAATCTACTTAACCTTGTATTTTGAGTTGTATTGGTTGTGTCATTTGAACCTGTATATGTGTTCAATGAATTTAATATTCCAACTACTTGTGAAGAACCTGAAACAATACCTGCTGGGATTGAAGATATACTTGTATAAATAATTTGAGATGAACCCGAAACCACTCCGTCAGTATCTAATTTTACTTTAACATTTGAATCAAAGTTAGTAATTGAATCTGCATCTACTTGGGATGAACCACTAAATATTCCAGTTCCACCCAATACTTGTGAAGAACCTGAAACTACACCGGTTGGTAATAATGAAGTTACTTGTGTAGAACCACTTACTATACCTGCCGGGATAGAGGAGATACTTGTATAAGTAATTTGAGATGAACCTGAAACTACACCGGTAGGTAATAATGGTATAATTTGAGATGAACCACTTACTACTGAATCACCATCTGCTCTTAATAACTTACTCTCATTTGATAATGTTCCACCTTTCCAATAATCGTTTGTAGAATCCCACAATAAAGAACCCGAAATAGTTGAACCACCCGTTGCATCTTTTACAATAATACCAGATGTAGTTTGAGAACCACCATAATTTAATTCAATAATGTTATCTCCAATATTAATAGTTGTTGAATCAATTTGAGTAGTTGTTCCAGCTACCGTTAAATTACCATTAATTGTTACATTTGTTCCACTTAATGCTATTGCCGATTTCAAAGAAGCTGAGTATGAATTTAATTCAGTCAGTATATCAATTACTTGTGAAGAACCCGAAACTACACTAATACCATTAAAAAATGAACCACTATGAATTGTTGTTCCACCCAATACTTGTGAAGAACCACTCACTACACCAGTAGGTAATAATGTTGGTATTTGTGAAGAACCACTAACTACTCCATTTGGTAATAATAGAGTCACCTGTGATGAACCTGATATTACTCCATCGGTATTTAATTTATCTTTAACATTCGAATCAAAGTTAGTAATTGAATCTGCATCTACTTGGGATGACCCACTAAATATTCCGGATGGGATAGAACTAATGTTTGCATATGTAATTTGAGATGACCCACTTACGATTCCAGTTCCTCCTAATATTTGAGATGAACCCGATATTACACCATTTGTTGCTGCTATTGCACCTGATATAGATGTTGCGTATACATTTTTATATTTATATGTGTTACTACCTAAATCAAATATGTTCGAACCAGATGGGATGAGTGAACCACTAAAAGGTGAGTTTACATTTACACTATCATTTGCCAAATTATCTCCTAAATAAATGTTTCCACCAATTCTAACATCTCCTGATGCGGATATATTACCAATTAAATTGATATCACCTTTTACAGGAGCATCTAATGTTAATGTATTGTATTTTGTTGACCCACTACCAAATTGAATTGACCCGGAACCTTGATGTAAATATAATTCACCTTCCGTTAGTGAAACATTGGATGTACCTCTCCTTATTTGAAATATAGCTGCCATTTATTATCTTTTCTGTTTGTTATAAATATCTTAAATATTAAAATCTAAATCACCTCCGTTTGTTATGTATTTTGCTAAGTGCATGTAGTTAGAAGTTATACTACCCGTTGTTACCCACATTGCTGATGAACTTACTGATAATCTTGTTGTATTTGATATTTTTACATCAAAAGAACCAGTTTGTGCCAATGCATATGTGTTTTCGGTACTGTCTACTATATAATTTACAGTACCTGCTGCTTCAGGGTCTAAATTGAAATCGTATGTGTTTGGTCCAGGTGCTATTCCAACTTGAGAACCATTTACATATAGTGAACCCGTTACATTAACTGAACCCGTAAAGTCATGTGTATCGTCTGATGTATTACCAAATCTAGAACTACCACTTTCAAAAAGGACAGATGAGGAAATTACTGAAATGTTGAATTGTCTTGCATTAACTGCTCCTAATATAGTTAAGTCAGATGTTACTAATGCTGAACCACTCATTATTGTTTCACCATGATTAACAGTAAGTGTATCATTTACCTTCAAAGAACCAAAAGAACCCGTCAAAGTTGCTCTTAACGAACCGGTAATATTTTGAGAACCGGTGAATTGATTTGAACCCGTTGTTGCGTATGAAGCAGTGTAAGAGTTCAATGAGGAGAGTATTCCAATTACTTGAGATGAACCACTCACTACACCATTAGATGCTGATATTGAACCTACAATAGACCCTGCCGTCAATGTTCCTGTAATGGTTACGGAACCTGTGTTTAAAACATTTGTTGTTACTACTTCTTGGATTGTGTCTGTCGAACCTGAACGTCTAAAAAATATCTTACCATCGTAAGTATTTAATGCTAATTCTCCTAAATTAAGTGAACCTGTACCAGGTACCTTACCCGATAACGCAGAGCGTTTCAGTTGAACAATTGATGCCATATGGCTAAGTCTTTAAAGTTATCTAACAAAAAATGTAGTATATACTACGAACATAAATATACTATAAAATAAAAAACCCCTACTAAGAGGGGTTTCTATTATAATTTTATTTAATTTTAAAGTTCTCCACCATCTGGCCCAAACGATGCTGATATTTCTAAGTTGAATAATCTAGTTGCTACTGAACCACTAAATGCTAACACATCACCAATTCCGTAAAGAGAACCACTAAATCCTTGTGCAGTTGTAATAGTTGCGATTGTTACATCGTTATATCTAAAGTCAATTGCATTTTCAGTAGTTGCTACTTTATAAAGAGAACCACTACCTTGAATATATCCGATTGTTCCTGCGAACGGTTCAGAGTTGAAATCAAAGTCATCAGGTCTCATTGATGCGGTAACACCGGTCAATGCTCCACCATAACCTGCGAAGGCTGATGCGGTTACTGCTCCAGTCAAACTAATTGAACCGGTTACATTTGCTCCAGCAACTACGATTTCTACTACCTCATCAGTTGAACCTGATTTGTGTAAAAACGCTTTACCATCATAGGTATTTAATGCTATTTCACCTACTTGTAACGATGTGGTTGTAGGTACCGAACCTGCGACGCCTGAACGTTTTAATAAAATTGATGAAGTTGGGTTGTTTGCCATATATTTTTATTTATTCTTTCTTTTTTGTTATTAATATGTTCCTCCGTCTATTGTTGCGAATGAAGTTGCTATGGAACCACTAAATGTACTAAATCCGGTTGTTGATGAAATCGTAATTTGAGAAGAACCTGAAACTACTGTCTCAGCATCTAATTTAGTTTTAACTCTAACATCGGTATAGTAAAGGTTTGTTCCTTCTGCTACATCCGTAGTATTAAATCCTGTGAAGTCCGCATCGTTCAATACAACCTGTGATGAACCACTTACGATTCCTGCAGGTTTACCATTTAAGTTTGTCCAAGTTGCTGCTGCCGTTGATGCACTTATTGCCGTTGCAACTGAACCACTATATGTAGTAAATCCTGTTGTTGATGTGATATCAATTTGTGAAGAACCACTTACTATTCCTGCTGGGATAGAGGAGATACTTGTATAAGTTATTTGAGAACTACCACTTACTGTACCTGTTGGTAATAATGGAGTTACTTGTGAACTACCACTTACAATCCCTCTACCATTTGTTTCATAAGATGAAGTTGCTGCATTTAAGTTACTTAATGAACTATTAACACTAGCTGATGTAATTTCTAAGTTAGATAATCTACCTAAGTTTGAAGCACTTACCGTATTTAAAGATGTTACCGAAGTATTTACACTTGCCGAAGTTGTTTCTAAATTTGTTAATCTTCCTAAGTTTGAAGCACTTACCGTATTTAATGCATCTATACTAATTTGCTGAGATGCAGTTGAACTATTTAAAGCAGTTACTGAATTGTTTACACTTGCAGAAGTTGATTCAATATTTGTTAATCTACCAAGTGTAGAAGAACTGAATGAGTTTAAGTTTGTTATTGAAACTCCAACACCAGAACCTACATTTGCAATAATTGATGCTAATGAAGATGAAACTGAACCACTATATGTATCAAATCCAGTTGTTGATGAAATAGTAATTTGAGATGAACCACTTACTACTGAATCACCATCAGCTCTTAATAATTTACTTTCAGCTCCCAATGCTCCTGCTTTCCAGTAGTCATTTGTAGAATCCCAAAGTAATGAACCACTTACCGTATTTGGTGCAGTTGGGTCTTTAACTAATAAACCACCATTTGCAACACCTGTACCATTTAATTCAATTATGTTATCTCCTAATTGAATCGTAGTAGAGTTTACTGCGGTTGTTGTTCCTGCTACTGTTAAGTTACCTGCTACTG